TCGGTGGGGCGGGCCTCCGGGCTCGCCCCGCTACCCCCTGCAAGGTCTGGAAAGCATGCACGACCGCACACCGTTCAGTTTAGAAAGCGCCTTCAAGGCTAACCGTCCATTCGTCCTGAATGGGGTCCGCCTGAACTACGACGACCCTGTAGACAAGGTCGGCATCGAGCCGCGCCGCCTCCGCCAGATGTGGGAGAGCCGGCTGATCGAGGTCACCATCGGGCAGGTTCCCGCAAAGCAGCCTGAGAAGCCCGCGCCGAAGGCTCCAGTTCGCCGCGTGGTAGCGAAAGCAGAGGCGGCCGCTACTCCGGCACCGGAAGCAGCAGAGGCCGCTCCTGAGCCAACTGAGGAGCAAGGCAAGCCACGGCTAGTGTACGCGCAGTTCGGCAAGTTCGACGTCCTGAACGCAGCCGGCGACGTCGTCGCCAAGGGCCTGTCGAAGGACGAGGCGCAGCGTCGACTGCAAGAGATCGGGTGAGGTGAGCGATGGCGTTGATCGTTGAAACCGGAGCAGGGCTCGCCAACGCCGACGCCTACATCTCGCTGACGTTTTTCAAGACGTATTGCAGCCAACACAACTATCGCTGGGAGGACTCAGAGGACTTCGCCATCGAGGCGGCGATCCGTCTGGCGACTGGATGGATCGACACATACAACCGCTACAAGGGCTCCCGCCTGCTGGCGGAGCAGTCGCTGGAGTTTCCCCGGGCGGACCTGATCGACTGGAGTTCGCACCCGGTTACGGGCGTTCCTCATCGCCTCAAGCACGCCTGTGCGGAGCTGGCCTACAAGGCCCTGTCGCAGCCGCTGTATGCGGACCTTGATCGCGGCGGGATGGTCCGCTCCGAGAGCGTCGGGCCGATCAGCGTGACCTATGCGGACGGCGCTCCTCCGGGCAAGGTGTGGCGCTACGCTCAGAAGATCCTTGAGCAGTACATCCGCGACCCGCTCGACTTCAACGGGCCGCTCTGGACCACTCCTGAAACCGCCGGGCAGTTCTCCATCGGGATGAACGACACGCCCGGCGATACGACGCTGGAGTGACGCGATGTCGACATTCTCTGCGGCCGCCTCAACCGCGACATCGCTGATCTCGCGCAACGGCGTCACGACGACGTTTTCGCGCAAGAGCGTATCGACGTATGACCCGGTCACGCAGGCCGAGTCCTCTTCGACGACGACGTTCGCGATGCCTGCGGTGGGTCTGCCTCCGGGCAAGTCTGCCGAGTTCCGCATCGGCTCCCTGCAGAACAGAAACATTCTTGAGCTTCATCTCGCGCCCGCCTTGGGCCAGACGCCCGCGCCCGGCGATCAGGTGTCATGGGCGGGCGTCAACTGGACCGTGATCTGGGTGAGCGCGCTCGATCCTGCCGCCGACGGCTCTCCCTACGCTCTGGCCTACGTGGAGAGGTGAGATGCAGAACGGGCGGCAGTTCAATTTCGACGTGCAGGAGTGGGCGCGGAAGTTCTCCGGCAACATGGATGCGCTCGCGCGTCAGACCTGCCAACAGATGGCGGAGGACGTCATTCAGGACACGCCGGTCGACACGGGCTTCCTGCGTGGATCGTGGCAGCCGTCGCTCAACACGCCCGAGGCTTCAGGCGACGGCGAGAACGGCAACCCGTCCGTGAAGCTCGCCGCCTCGATCACCGGCATGCGCGCCGGGGACAAGTTCTGGATGACGAATAACGCCGCCTATGCGCAATACGTGGAGTTCGGTACGTCGAAGATGACGGGCCGCTTCTTCGTGACGCGCAACATGAAGCGGTTCTCTGACATCGTCAGCAAGGTGGCGCAGGAGCTGGGCCTGTGAGCGTCGCGACCTTTCACGCCAACATGAGGGCCGCCATCCGGCAGCGCTTGACCGCGCTGGCGAACCTGCCGCCTATCGCGTGGGAGGGGCGGACGTTCGTTCCGGTCAAAGGCGTCGCCTTCATCTCCGAGGCGTTCAGCCCCGTTTCATCGGTAGTCGGGGCGCTTGGGTCTGGCGGGACGATTGCTCACCGATGCCTCGCCACTTTCACTCTGCATTACCCGCCGAACGCTGGAAGCACAGCAATCGACACAATGGCAGGGGCGCTCCTTGCGCATTACCCGCCCGGACTATCCCTGACCTATGCCGGTCAGGTGAGCGTCGTTCAGCAAGCCGAAAGAAGGGGCCTGTCGCAGGAGCCCGATTGGATCAACGCGTCCGTCATCGTGACGATGGTCGGACACACCACGAACATCTAAAGGAGTCCTCACATGCCTTTGCAGTCAAACGTCAATGCGCTGATACGCTATGGCCTCGAAACGACGCTCGGCACCGCCTCTGCCGCCGCCGGCAAGAGCATTCGCCGCGTTAGCTCGACGCTCGCGCTCACGAAGGAAGCGTTCTCGTCGAACGAGGTGCGACCCGACCAGCAGGTATTCGACGCTCGCCACGGCGTGCGCCGCGTCGCTGGAGCTATTCAGGGCGAGCTGTCGACACAGACCTACGACGACTGGATCGAGGCTGTCCTGCGTGGAACGTGGGCCGCTGGCACGACTATCCAGAACACGACGCCGGCCATGTCCTCCGCGACGGTCACGGCGACAAGCGGCTCGCTGACGGGAATATTCACTGCGTCGGCCGGCTCGTACATCACTGCCGGACTCAGGGTTGGCGACGTGTTCCGGATCACCGGCTCGACTGGTAACACGAGCAAGAACTTCCGCATCGTCTCACTGACGGCGACCGTTGCAACTGTGTTCCCGTCTCCGGTTACGGCGGCCTCGGCGTCTACGTGGACGATCACGGTGCAGGGCCGCAAGCTCGCTCCGGGTACGACCGCGCGGTCGTTCACCATCGAACAGCACTACCCTGACATCGATGTTTCGGAGCAGTTCCTCGGATGCCGAGTCGGCGAGATGGGCGTCTCGCTCCCTCCGACCGGGATGGCGACGGTCTCCTTCGGCATGCAGGGCACGAACGCTGCATTCACCTCCGGGGCGCAGGCTCCGACATTCGCCGCGCCTACCGCCGCGCCTGCGACGAACCTTCTGACCGCTGTCGGCGGCTCGCTGTCGATTGCCGGTACTCCGTCGGCCATCATCACGGGCGTCGACTTCTCGGTGACGAACAACCTCAACTCGACGCCTGTCGTCGGCTCCAACTTCGTGCCGGACATCTTCTACGGCCGCATGGTCATTCAGGGCAACCTGACCGCGTACTTCGAGGATCTGACTGTCCTCAACTACTTCCTGAACGAGACCGAAGTACACATGCAGATCCAGCTCGACGACGCGAACGGAACGGACTTCCTCTGCTTCCGGATGCCACGCGTCAAGCTCATGGGCGGCAGCAAGACGGTCGGTCCGGATGGCGGCGTCATCCTGCAGTCGCCGTTCCAAGCGCTGCTTTCGTCTGGCGTCTCTGGCGTCGACGACGGTTCGCTCATCATCCAGCGCAGCAACGTCTAACCTCAACGGGAGCCTCGGGTCGTCCGGGGCTCCCGCCCAATTTGGAGAAAGCCAATGAAGTTCGATCTCGACGCCATCGACACGAAAACGCTCGCCGACGAGGGCGTATTCATGGCCGTGAAGAAAGTCGGTTCTGACGAGCCGCTGATGGCGCGCAACGGGCAGCCGGTACGCCTGCGCATTCTCGGACCCGACAGCGACCGATATCGGGAGATCTCGCGTCGCCAGATCCAGAAGCGCCTGCGCAGGTACGAGGGCGGCAAGGCTCAGGAGATCGATCTGGACGAGGCGGAGCGCGACACGCTCGACATTCTCGTCGCGTGTACCGTCGGGTGGGAGAACGTATTCACGCCGGAAGGCAACGAGATCCCGTACAGCGAGGCGGCAGCCCGGGCGCTGTACACGAATTATCCGGTCTTGCGCGAGCAGGTCGACGCGTTCGCCACGAGCCGCGCAAATTTTATGAAGGCGTCGTCGGGGAGCTGATCGAGTATGGGAAGCACGTCTTTGCGATGCGAAAGTCTGTCGGTGGTGGCGCGTCTCTCGGCGCGCACTACGACGCTGTCGCACGCGCGACGGGCAAGACCGTCAAGCCTCCCGAGCTTCCGACGCCGCTCCGATACCTCTGGAACCATTTCGCCATGCTTCATCGCGCGCGTGGCGGCAATGGTTTCGGACCGAACCCTCTCTCGTGGAGTGAGATCAACGCCTACTGTCAGCTTAACCGCACCTCTCTGACGTCGTGGGAGCTGGAAGCCCTCCGGCTCCTCGACGATGCCTACCTAATGTCGACCGTGGACACTCAGACTCAGGAATAAGCGATGGCCGAGACGTTTGAGCTGGGTTTCTCAATCGACACAACGGCGCTGACTCGCGCGGCGACGGAGGCGAACCGCGCGGCGCAGGCGACGAACAACCTCGGCAACGCTGAGCGCCAGCAGGCCGGCGCGGCCAATCAGTCGGCAGACGCGACTCGCCGCGCTGGCGGGGCGATGGGCGAGGCAGGTCGGCAGGCATCGCAGTTCGACGCTGAGATGCAGCGGGTACTCGGGACCCTCAGGGTCAATCAACAGGAGCTGATGAACCTCGCGAACGTATTGCGCGGGGGCAGCGGCCTAGTAGGGGGCCTCAGCGCTGCGGCGGGCGGAATATCGCGACTCGCCGGCGCGATGGGGCCGTTCGGCATGGCTGTTGCGGTCGGCGCGGTGGGCGTCGGCATACTCGCGAAGCAGTTCTACGACCTGCAGGTCACGCTCGGTCAGGCGCAGGACAAGTTTCTTCAGCTTCAGGGAAGGCTGACTAACTCCCTCGGCAGCACCAGCGCAGCTCGCGACGCTATCGAGGCGCTGCGTGAGAGCACGCAGAAAACGGGACTCGGGTTCTCGTCGGCGTCGGATGCCTTCGCGCGCATCGCGAGAAACAACGATGCCATCGGGCTGACTCAGAAGCAGATGCTTCAGCTCGTCGATACGACGCAGAAGCTCGGGCGGGTCTCTGGCGCGTCAGCCGGCGAGATGCAGGCCGGCATGATCCAGTTCGGGCAGGCGCTTGCGTCCGGCAAGCTGCAGGGCGACGAACTGCGCAGCATCATGGAGAACTTTCCGGCGCTCGCGAAAGCGATTGCGGACAACTTCGAGGCGTCGGACGGAAAGATCGGCGTCTCTATCGGCACGCTCCGCCGACTCGGTTCAGAGGGCGAGTTGACCGGTAGCAAGATCGCGCAGGCCGTGCTCAACGCGACTGAGAAGGCTAATGCAGAATACGCGAAGATACCCGAGACGATAGACCAAGCGAACCAGCGCGTCGCCGACTCGTGGGATCAACTGCTCGTCACGCTCGGAGAGAAGTTTAACTCGTCTGGTTTCGTCCAGTCCGTCTCGAACTGGACCAACGGGCTGATTCAGTCACTGAACGACTTCGCGGCAGGCCCTACCGACGCAGAGCAGATGGCGTCTCTGCGGAACGAGTTATCGGCCTCGCGGCGTTACTACTCCAACAGCCTAAGCCCGGAAATGAACGGCAACCTGCTGACCGGCATGGCCGCTGCAGGCGGCATGTACGGGACAGGGCAAGCCTTTGCGCCGCGATCTGTCCAGCAGATCGAGGCCGACATCGAGGTGATACGCCAGCGGCAGCTAAAGGAGCAATTCGACGCCGCTCGCGCAGCTTGGGAGGAGACCACTAAGGGCCTAACAGCGAGCAGCAAGACGGCGTCCTCAATCGCTGCGCAATACGAGAGTCCGGCGGATAAGCAGCGGCGCATTCAGAACGACATCAAGACTATCAACAAAGGCATCGACGATGCGCTCGCCGCCATTGCGCGCGGTGGCTCGGAGGACGATACGGTCGATGACCTGAGGGCCACCATCGAGGACTTGCAGAAGCGACGCACGACGGCGCAGCAGTCGCTGCAGAAGGCCATCGAGGGCGACAGGAGTGTCCTCGCGAACCTGCTACGGGACGCTTCCGAGTCTGACAGGGCGCGGTCGCTGGGAGGAGCCGGCGGAGGAGAAGGTATCGTCCTCAAGGCTATCCAGCAGCTTCGGCAAGACGCTGCGAAGGGGCAGGGCGGTGCGCTCGACGACTACATTCAAGCGGGTCTGAATGAGGCCCTGCGTCGTGGCAAGCAAACGCTGGACGAGATGGCGAGAGGCGCAGCGAACGTCCGCAGGGAGATTAGCCTCGTCGGTGCAGAGCGCGCGGCGATCATCGACGCACAGGTCGAGCAGGAAGCGGCGGCGGAACAGGCGCGGATGGCCGGCACGCTGTCGAGCGAGGCGTTGGTCGACTACATGACCAAGTATCGCGACGCCTTGCGCGAGTCCAAGCTGGCCGCCGATGCGCTGGCCGCTGCCAATAAGGTACTCGGGGCGCAGCAGAACGCGGACCTCGCAAATCGTTTGCTCATGGGCGGGCAAGACCCGACGTCTCAGGCTCGCATCCGCGAGGACTTCGAGCTTGAGAAGGCCCGTCGAGAGATGGGGCCGGGCGAAGCATACGACACGTATGCGGCTGCGGTGCGCGGCGCGTCCGGCGCGGCGCGCAACCAGCGCTTCGCGCAGCAGGGGCGCGACATCGACCTGCAGCGGACTCAGTTGGCCGAGCAGGCCAACCTCGCTCGCCTCGGGTCAGAGGAATACCGCGTTCAGAATGTGCTTCTGCAAAAGCGCATGGAGTTCCTGCGAGAGGGGCTCGATCTGGACGACATGCGCGTCAAGGTGCTGCTGCGTCAGACCGAGGAGCTGGAGCGGGCGAAGATCGCAGCGGATCGCGCTACTGTCGGCGCGCGGAACATCATGAAGTCAATCGAGCGCGGCGCGGACGAGCTTGAGAACACCTTCAAGGATGCGTTTCAGGCGCTCTTTACGGACGGCCTGTCTAAGGCCAGCGACATCTTCGAGAAGGGCTTCGGCGACATCATCAAGCGCATCGCTGCCGACATGATCTACGAGCTAGGCTACCGCGCGCTCAACGAGATCGCGCTGCAGCTTGCCGAGTCTTTTGGGTCGTGGATCAGCGGATTTATCCCGGGCGCGACGCCATCCACCGGGGCACCGTCGAAGAAGTCGAGCTTCAAGAATAGCGCCAAGCCTAACGCTCTCGGCAATGTATATGCGCCGATGGGCCTACAGCGGTTCGCTGCGGGCGGAGCGTTCACGAACCGGATCGTCGACCAGCCGACCTATTTCGCCTTCGCCGCTGGCGTGGGTCTGATGGGCGAGGCGGGGCCTGAAGCCATCATGCCACTCAAGCGCGGGTCGGACGGCAGACTCGGCGTCACCGCCAACGGCGGCGGCGATGTGCAGGTGATCGTCAACGATATGCGCTCGTCTGCGGGTGCTGCTCCCGTCGAGACAAAGACCGGCCGTGGGCCTGATGGGCGTCGAATGATCAGCGTAATGATACGCGATGAGATGCGCCGGCAGATCCGCTCTGGCGATCTCGACCGCGACATGGGCGCGGTCTATGGAAACCAGCGCCAGCTCGCGAGGAAATAGTCATGCCCACATGGCCCGGGACGCTTCCGCAGTTCGTGCAGGAAAGCGGATATCGAGAGGAGATACAGGACCAGACCATCGAAAGCACGATGGACACTGGACCCGCGAAGATCCGTCGACGCTTCACTAAGTCGATCCGCAAGTTCACGATCTCCATGCAGATGACGGCGGCGCAGGTGACGACGTTCGAGAGCTTCTGGCAGACGGACTGCAGGGGCGGGTCGATCAGTTTCGATTGGGTTCACCCGCGCACAAGGGCGGCTGCTACGCTGCGTTTCCGTAATCCGGCTCCCGCCATCCAGACGATAGGCGCAGGCGCATCCAGCGTCGTCCAGTTCACGCTGGAGATCATCTGATGGCGAGGACGCTATCCAACACTGCTCTCGCATCGATGCACGCGCAGGAGACGGGCGAGATATGGCTCGTCCTCGTTACCATCGAGGCCACCGGGCTCGCGACGCCTATTCGCGTTGTCAACAACAACGAGAACGTCACGAGTCGCGGCAATCTCTATCAGGCGTTCCCGTTCGACATCATTCTGCCCGGCCAAGACCCGGACGGCACGCCTCGCGCGGTGCTCCGCTTCGACAACGTCGACCGCACCGCCATTGCCGCGATCAGGGGAGTG